GTTTACAATTGCCAATATTTGACCAGCTGAACCATTGCTTAGTGTGCCAATTTCTTTGCCTGCCTTAGTGATAACAAGCGTACCATCATTGAATGTATCAGCTGTTATTACTGCGCCATCAATATTGCCCTGTATAATTGCGAACTTTTCATTAATTGTAGTTCCTTCAGGATTTATGCAAATTAGCATATCTCCAACTTCAACAGCGATGCCATTTACTGTACTTCTGCGTTTTGATGATTGGCTAACTTTAAATGTCCAACCAGTTTTAGCATCAATTCCATTTAATGAATCACCAACTGATACTCCAGTTATTCCTTTTGCAACTGTTAAAACAGTTAGCGCTGCAGTTACAGTACCAGCAAATACTAATGCGTCATTGGTTGACATTAATTTTGAAGCATAATCTTTTGCTTCTGCTACAGCTTTGCTTACAGCCAATGGTGTTGAAGCAACACCTCCAATTTCACTTCCTGCTGTCGATTCTATGCTATCAGACAATGTCACATTACCAAGAACAGCGCTTGTCGCTTTAGTTGCAATGTGAGCGTCAAGTTTTTTATCTACATTAGATATGTTAGTTGTATTAGTGTCAATTTTGGTTGACAACTCAGTGTCTTTAGATACAAGATCTGAAATTTTGTTTGTATGTTCTGATAGTTTTTCAGAAACGTTTTGACCATTAATAACAGCCTTTGTTGCCGTTATTACTCCAGTTGTTGTTAAATCCGCTCCTGAAATGTCAATATCAGAAGCTCCAACATAACTAGTATTTCCTGATGTTCCGGTTAATAATTTTCCTGATTTAATGCTTCCATCAATTTTTACCTTATCTACTTCAAATGTCTTATCAACAACCTTTGTTGTTCTGCCGTGTTCGTCAGTTGTTACTTGGGAAACAGTTATTTTCCCAGTAGTAGGTGACTCAGTACCCGTTGTTACTTTTAATTCGGCCAGACTGATAGTTACAATTCCATTATTGGTTTTAACGTCTATCAGATCCTCGGTGCCTTTTACTTGATGTACAGGAAGCATGACTGATGCAGTATCAGATCCATGCGTTACTTGAATTTTTCCATTTTCAATTGATACCTCAAGGAGTGCTCCTTCAGAAGCTACAACGCCTTTAATTGCTTTACCGTGAGTTACTATGTACCCGTCAGCAGTGAAAACAACAGCGTTATAAATTCCAGAACCTGAAACGTTCCAGTCAGAATGTACTTGCGTCAAGCGTTCAAATGATGACGCGTACACCAGTTTTTGATTGTTATAAGCCATATAAAAAAATTTAAATGAACCCGGCGGTTAAGCCGGGCTCAGAGATTATTTGAGATTGGTTATTTATTAGTCAAGCTCAAACCATGCAAGATCAACAATGCCGTTTGTGTATTCAAAAGCAGTTGAGAATTTCAATGGGTTAGTAGACATGCTAGTTCCATTGTCAATATCTGTAGCACCAACAGTTATTGATCTCCAAGTATTTTTCCAATTAACATTGGTTACCAAGTTTCCGTTAGCGTCAGCCTCAACTTTATAAATTTGGCTAGCTTCATTAGTTGTACCACCAAGTTTAACTCCAAGTTCGCCAGCATCGCTTATAGACAATGTATTAGCAAGAGAACCGTTTTTCAAGCCATTGGTTCCATCAGAAACAACAATGCCGCCAGTGAATTTTTCAGCAACAACTGCTGGATCTTCAATGTTAGTCTGTATAGCATCCCAAGAGGTACCATTCCAAATCAACATATCGCCAGCTTCATAAGCGCCAAATGCAGAAGCAACTTTGTACAAGTGGCCAATTTCATTGCCAGATGTAGGAAGGTCATTTTCAGAACTTACAGCTCCTTTATAAACAAGACCGCCAGATATCAAGTCTTCAATATCGCCAATAGATTTGCTAAGCTCGCTCTGAACAGCTTTAACAGCTTTAACAGAAGCCGCAACTTGGCTTTCGCTCTTGTCATTTAGAACGTCTACGTTGTCAGTAATATAAACATGAGCAGCGTTAGTTCCAGTTGAAATGTCAGCTTTGTGAGTATTAAGCGCGTTATCAATTTCAGTTTTATTAGCGCCAACTGTTCCTTCAAGAGTTGTTACTAATCCTGAAGCATAAGTTTTAGCGTCAGACAATGCAGTGTTAGCCTTAGAAGTTGCGTCAGCAGCTGCAGTTGAAAGTGCGGTTTTAATTTCGCCGTCAGTATAAGCTTTAGCGTCAGATATAGCAGCATTCTTAGCAGAAGTTATTTTGCCTTCAAGTTCAGTTTTGTTGTTTCCAACAGTAGTTGTCAAGCTTGAAATATCATCTGCATTTTTGCTTATGTTCTCAGTATTAGTTGCAATATCAGCTTTTGCAGATTTCAATTGAGCAGCAGTTGCTACCAAGTCATTGTCGCCATCCTTAACTTCTTCGCCACCATCCCACAATTGAACGTGACCTTGAGCTTCAGTTGTTGCGTAGATATCGTGCTTTTCAATAGCAGCAGATATTTTACCATCAATACCAGAAGTACCAGAACCAGTGATTGCTCCTAAGTCAGATTGCAATTGCTCAATAGCGCTTGCATTGGCGCCAATATTAGTATTAGCAGTTTCTAAGTCAGATTGAAGCGCTGAAATAGCATTAGCGTTAGTAGTGATATTGCCATTAGCTGTTGAAATAAGACCATCAAGTCTTGTGTCTTCTTCAGCACGTGCTTTAGCTTCAGCTTTAATTGCAGCATCATTGGCGCTTTCAGCAGCTCTTGCAGTTTCAGCTTCAGCTTCAATAAGCTTTTTAAGCTCTGCGTCTTCACTTGCTCTTGTTTCAGATTCGCTCGCAATTTTAGCTGCATTAGCTTTAATGTCTTTTATCAAGCCAGTTGCCAAGCCTTCTTCGTTAGCCTCAACGCCTATTGTTTCTTTTATTGACTCAATGCTTGATGTGTTAGCGTCTGCAGTATCCTGAGCAGCCTTTGCATTAGTAACAGCTGTATTAGCAGTTGTTTGAGCATCTGAAGCAGCTTTAGCTGCAGCGTCAACATCAGTTCTCAAGCCAGCTTCTACACCTTCTGCTCTGTTTTGTTCTGCAGTTACAGAAGCTTTAATTTCAGCTTCAACACCAGTTGCGCGTGTTTCCTCTGCAGTTATTAAAACTTTAACATCAGAAATCGCAGATTCGCGGTTTGAAGTTTCAGTTGATAAATTAGCAGAAACAGTGTTAATTGCTTCTTCACGTGCTGAAGCTTCATCTGAAATTTTGCCTTCAAGTTCAGTTTTAGCAGCGCTAACTGCAGAGTTGATCATATCAGAAATACCTCCTTCTTCAGATCCGCTAAGAGCCGCTAATTCTTCTTTAATTGATTTAATATCTAATACGCTCTGTGCTGATTCTTTAACTACATTGTCTACTTTAGTTGTTAGATCTGCAGGGATGAGATCAGAAATTGAAATTTCTTTTGAGTTCCCGTGAACGTCTTTAATTATAAGTTTTTCGGTGTTTTTATTTACCTCAAACGTCAAACCGTTTGCATTTAAAACATCCTCGCTTGCATAAACTTTTCCTTTAGCAATCAAATAACCATCTTCACGGGTTACTACGATTGCATTTAAAAAGTTTTCTAAACCTGCGGTTTTTACTGAGTCAAGCGATTTTGCCGAAACTAGTTTTTGTCCGTTGTAAATAGAATTTACGCCTTGTATTTCTGCCATTGCAAATAAAAATTTTATAATAGTTAAAAATGACCCGGATTTTCTCCGGGTCTTGGGTTAGGTTTTATTTATTAAAGTTCGAACCAAGCCAAATCAACTTGACCAGAAGTGTTCTTAGTAAATGTTGCGCTGAAGTCCAAACCTTCAACATCAATGCTTGCGCCATCAATTTTGATATCACGCCAAGTATTGTAAACATTCTTAACAACCAAATTGCCGTTAGTGTCAGTTTCAACAGCTCTTACTCCGTCGTTAACACTTGTTGTTCCGTTAAGTTTAACAGCAACTTTGTTGTCTGAAATTTCAAGACCAGCTCCAACATTAACGCTAACACCGTTAGAATCAACGCTGATACCAGCGCCAGCTTGAACTGAAATGTCATTGCCAATATTGATACCATCACCAGCATTAACGCTCTTGATAGTATGAGTTCCAGTTGCAATAACAATGCCACCGTCAGTCAAACCTTCAGTTGTAGTTGTTCCGTCAACGTTAGTCTGAATAGCTACCCATTCGCCGCTTTCTGCGCCTTCAGGTTGCATCCAAATAACCATATCGCCAACTTCGTAAGGCTTGAATGCTGAAGATATTTTATAAGCATCACCATTCTTTGCGGTTTCTGCTTTGGTGTTCAAGTCTTCTTCAGAAGATACAGTGCCTTTGAAGCGCATTGCATCAGCAGCTGCAATTGAAGTAGATATTTTGTTTTCAAGTTCAGACTTAACAGAAGCTGCTTGACCTTCTGCGTATTCATTAGCTGCCTTAAGCGTTGCTTCAGCTTGAGTAGCTACTTTACCGTCAATAACACCTTCAACACCAGCAAGAGTTTCATTAATAGATGTTATTTGGCCATTAATAGTGTTTATAGACGCAAGGTTAGCATCAACGCCACCTTGAACTGCAGATATAGCATTGCTAAGCTCAGTGTCTTTTGCTTGAAGATCTGCAATATCTTTAACAAGACCTGAGTTTTCACCGCCAACTACTGTTTCAAGAGTTGATACTTTGCCTGAAACTTCTTCAGCGTTTGTTTTAATTTCTTCAATTTCAGTAGCGTTAGCTTCAGCTTTAGTTTTTGCTGCGTCAGCTGTAGATTTAACTTCTTCAACAGAAGTTTGAAGATTGCCAACTGAAGTTTCAAGAGTAGTGATTCTTCCAAGAAGGCTCTCAGATAGAGAAACTGAATATGCACCATTAGAGTAGCTAACAACAACATTGTCATCACCAGATACAGTTGGGAATGTAATGTTGGTCTTGTTACCGTCAGCATCTATTAATATGAACGATTTCTTGTCGTCAGCAAGCTTAACGCTTACGTTACCGTCTTTGCCACCACCATCAGTGTCAACTACAGCACCTTTCAATACCATTCCGTGGGTTAAAATATAACCATCAATAGAGAATATTATTGAGTTGTATAATGCACCTGTAGATTTGGAGATGTCGTCTCCATACTCAGACAATAATTGAGAGTATCCCTTAGAAGAATAAACAAGTTTTTGTCCTGCGAACGCCTTGTTGTTTTTGTCTAAAATTTCTGCCATTGCAATAAATTATTAAAAATTATAAATTAAACCACGCGAGAGACACGTTGCCGTTGTCATCAACCGCGAAGTCTTGGGTTAGATTTAATGTTGTTATATTGTCTTTCTTATCGCCTTGTGAGTCATAGCCAGAAATAATCACTCCACCAGAGGCGCTTGTGATATATTTCTTTGCCTCTTGCAGGGCGTTGTACACCATCATTGGTGACGCTGCAATAGCATTGACGTTTTCATTGTTATTGTCCGTATTATCACTTGAAGAGCTGGGAGCAATAATAACCCCGTTCTTCCTTTCGAAATCATCCTGAAGCTTTACGTGTCCATAAAGCCCAGTAGATGCGCCACCATATTGTGGTTTATCTGAGAGGTGAACTTTAGGAATCGCGGTTCCGCTGGAGTTACCTTGTAGCACTCCATCAACGATGATATTTCCTTTAATGTGAAGGTTCCCGTCAGAATCAATGCGGACACCCCCGTCAACAGCGGATATTCCACCCTTAACTTTTAAATCATGAGTAGCAGTGTTTATAGTCACGCCACTTGATTTGATAACTTCTCCAGTTTCAGAGTCAAGACTTCCGCTAATAGCTGCAAGTATTGGTCTGTCTAAATTTTCAGAACTTACTTTCTGTTCTACTTGATCTCTAATACTAACTGTTATATTTTCAGCCGATGTTATATGACCAGTAGAATTCACAGTTATTTTTGGAACAACAAATATTTGTGCATTTTCTGTTTTTGCGCTTTGTCCATAATTTCCAACAATAACTCCAGAAGCAGAATGGGACATTGTTTTTGAATTTCTGTCCCAAACTAAAATATCATCAGTTTTTACTTCTCCCGAAGTTATAGCTGATGAAGAGAAAATTATTGAGTCTCCGATTTTTGCAATTGAAATTCCGGATCCTTGGGTGGAGAAGTTAACTGTCTCTGATCCAATAGTCAGAGTAACTTTTCCGTCCTTTTCATCAATACTTACGTTTGAATCTCCGCTGTTAAAAAATGTGCCACAAGTATAAATCTGTTTGGTGCTTTCAATAAATATAACCGGATTAACACCAGGTTTTATTTCACCAAGCAGTTTATCTAAATTCTTCGCATCCTTTAGATAAATAATCTTGTTTGTTATCATCTTTTAATCATAAATAAGCGTTTCAAGAGAGGCGCTTAATGACTCAATCGCGGAAGCGACTGTTTGGTCATTTCCCGCTTCAACTTTAATATCTGTACCGAGTAGTTCTGGATTTTCTAATAAGCTTTTCCCGTTGATTGTAACTTTCTGCAATGTTTCTATTGCTTCGGCTGTTTCTCCGGTCAATCCGCCACCAGATGATATCGCAACCCACTTGGTTTTATCCTCCCATTCTTTCTTGCATCTGTCATCATCACCGCTAAAAATCTTCAGCGTGTTATCTGATGTGTCAAGCCAGATATGATAAGGAGTAGTTGGCGTAGATGTTCCACGCCATAAATTAACTTGTCCGTTGTTAAAATTCATAATATATCTACAGTTATTTTACCTAATCCAGAATAATAACTTCTGTATTTATAATATTGCTTGCTATCAATAACAACTGGGCTGCCATCAACTAACTCAAAACCACCAACAAATCCATTAACTGAAAATCTGGCATCGTCGTTATTATATACAAGAATGTATAAATATTCAGAATCATCTAGGGTTATTGTAAAACTGCTGCTAGTTGTTTTAGCCATTGATGACACGTCATCAGACTTCCCATAATATGTGTAATTATAAACAACAGGTGTAGATGGTGTAGTATTATCAGATCCACCGCCAGAATTATTGCCTCCTCCTGAAGAACCGCCTCCTGAAGAATCTCCACCGCCAGAACTTGGCGGTGTATAATTTTCAAGAGCATCGCTAATTAATTCAACTGCAATCTCACGCGCAATATCTGGCGCAAGTTCTTTAGTTATTTTAATTGCTATATTCTCTGCTGTTTTCTCTGTCCATCTTACGTTAGCTATCTGATTTTTGTTGCAGTAATCGTCAGGATCTGGAGTTGTTGGGTAGCCTTCAAGAACAGGACTCTGTAGATCGGCTTTTTCTTTTAGCAATTCATGCAATAATGGCCATAAATTACTGTCTACTGGGTCGCCAGTTATATTAGACCAATCTACTTCAAGTTCTTTTTCTTCACAGCTATTATCAAGTTCAACTCCAAGATTTTGACGTGCTACTGATTTTTGATATTCTGTTTTTAATTCTGAGAATAAATTTTCAACTTTAAAATTCCCGCTGCCATCGTCTACTCTTAGTCTCTCTTCATAATGATTCAAGATGTAAAGCTTGCTTTTATCTTCTATTGGCTTTTCTTTTTTGACTTCTTTTTCTGGCAGCGCGCTGCTGTAAAAATCAATCATATTGAACAGACGTGGTTTTTAGTATCCAATGCTTCTGGTTGCCAAGCGAATGAATATGGGTCAAGATATGATATGACGCATATTTCAGAAGATAAATTAACGCTCTCATCTTTCTGAATATATGTTATTTGTTTTAAATAATCACTTTTTATAATGTCATTATCCTGAGAAACTATAACATTTCGCATGTAACCATTAAGATTGCTTACTGGTGAATTAATAGTGTTATTATCACTCTCACATTTAATATCTGAATTTTTTATGCCCTTGGCGAATGTATTATTTTCACAGCCAGCTCCAAGTGTGTTATTGAAAATATCACAATTGCTACTTGATATAAAAACGTTATTATAACAGCCTTCTCTGAGCGTGTTATTTCTTGTACAAGAATTAATTGATGCGTCGAAGATCTTGCCGTTAATTACAGATGAGAACGTGTAATAATCGAGATAATCTGCAGAAATATTTATTTCTGTTTTGTATCGTCTGAATTTAATATTTTTAAAATCGTAGTATGCAGAATTATTGAAGCTGTCTTTAAGATATGTAATTTTCCCTTTAGAATGGATTTCAACTTCTTTATTAAGGCCGGTGCTTTCATCGAGTTGGGTTGTGGTGTAAAATACTTCTTTTGTTGGATCATATCTAACTTCCCAGTCTTCATGGCCAACAACTATAACGTCACGTAATATCGTTTCATAAGTAGACGCCGTAACTATTATTGGCATTATTTCACTTGGGTTTTTAGATCCGTCAAGACCCCAGACATCAATTTTATTATCATGTGTTAATCCAGAGTCGTAAATTGTTTGAAAATCGCATATCTTGTATCTCTTCGCTGGTACAAGCATTTTAAATGCTATCAAGTTGCAGAGTTCGTTGTATGTAATCTCTGAGACTACTTTTGGATCTTGATTCTCGGCTCCAGAGCCATTATTAAAAATTTCTTTAATAAGCCTGATTTCTTGATCGCTCAAGTAGCCAGGCTTAGTTAGAAGATCTTTTTTGTTTATGTAATTGTCAAGATCCTGAATACAAGCAAGTCTGTGCTTAGTCATTTTTTAAATATTCGAAAATTGAGTTAGCGTTTTCAAGATACTTGAGGCTTTCCAGATAATGAATCTTTCTTATGATTTTAGAACAATCATCCATGTAGCCAATCTCTGCTCTGTCCAGAAATTCATCGAACTCGCTGATTATTAAATCTTTAGTGACATCCGCAACCATTGTATTTAGTCATTTTAGAGTCACACAGGTCGCTACAAGTTGTTAGTCTATCCAGAGTTCTTTGAGCAGTGAAATAATCTCCACGCTCAAGATTATATTTAATAACGTTCAAGCCCATAAATATTATGTCTCTGTTAGTTTCTTTGCTTTTAATATCATTATTAGTGCAACCGCCCAATAATCCGTCGAATATAAACTGATTCGTTTTGTTATAACAATTAAGCATGTTGCACATATTAAATGTAAGCTTAGAGCTTGAAATTATTGTCGAATCCTCAAGGTCAATAAGATCCGCAAAGTTATCCAAAGATACAATATTTTTTTGATATATGAAATCTTTTCCGTTATAATATATAATATTTTCTGGAACAGCCGAAGGATCGGCACTTGTAGTGTCCAGCCATTTATCTGTTGGTATTATGCAATGAATTATTTTATAAACGCCGTCTTTCGGCATGTTAAAAATGCTTATATCATTGCATATGTTTTCATGATCGATGATTTCATATTGTGAAATTTTCTGATCAATTTTTCCCAGAGCGTCTAATTTCAAGAGCAAGTTCAACGTCACAGTTTCGCTGTGCTTGTAGTTGTACTTGCTCAAGAGCATATATTCCTCTGGGATATATTGGTCGTCAAGCTCCAGGCCAGTGACAGAAACTCCGCACTGGCCATGCTTGCTTATGTGAAACTTTGAAATCATACAATATTCTTAATTTCGTCGTTCTTATTATTTCCATCGTAAAGCTGCAATACTTCAGCTTGTATCTGCTGTTTCTTAGCTTCGATGTCCTGATCTTTATAGCTCTTGTCATTTCTAGCTTTGTACCATTCGATCTCGTTCTTTTCTTTCTCGATCTGCATCTTACTCTGCTCTTCTTGACTTTGAGCTTGTTGTAGTTGATTCTGTGCTTGTTGCAGTTGCTGCTGAGCTTGTTGAAGTTGTTGCTCCAATTGTTGCACTTGCTGTTGCAATTGAGCAGCTGCTCCGTTCTTCTCTTCTTGGGCTTTGATTCCCATACGAACTACGGTCTTTAATTCTGTCAAGCTCTTAGTATCAATAGAATCTACAGCTGTTTGTGCGTCAATTATGCCCGCTTTGATTAACTCCTGAGTGAACGCTTTAATTGTCTCTACGTCTTTGGTGATCTCAGTAGAGTCATTAACGTGAATGTCAAAATCAGTAAGCGTATAATATTCAGGCAGAGCCGTGAATATCTGCTGCATTTTATCACCTAATATATTTGACCCAATATAGCCGTCTTTATAGACCACCTTGGCTGTGTTCAAGCAATCAGTTAGTATCTCTTTAACAAGAGTATCTAACACTTGAAAATATTGCCTAGTAATAATTGCAGACATTCTAACGCCAACCTCAACGTTGCTAACAGCATCGTGTTGATCAATACCGCCGAGACGTTCGCGTCCTACCCCGGTTATACTTGAGCAGGTGTTCTCAATTGATTGTATCGCTAGATCAAATGCTTGTATAACATCAGCCCTGAGGCTGTCGTCATAACCCGCAAATGTTGTGTTATTATTAAAAGCACGACCTTCCTGTGACGTGTTAATGATGCCCACTCCTAGCTGCTTTTTATAAGCTGTAAATTTTATAATTCTCTCAACAATATCAGCCCCAAGAAAATCAGGCAGCATAGAGACATCCAACCAGTCGCCCTTTACGCCACTTGAAGATATGACGTTATCTCTGTACCAGTGTAATATATCATATTTCAATTCATGTTACGAGGATTCGCTACTTCCTCTCTCGCGGTTTCCCGCGAAGTTCAGACTATATCATACCATAATTTATATGGCCCCTGTGCTTCGAGATCGCTTGATCCCTACTCTACTCGATTCGTTACTCTTTCGATAGTCGTTGAACCTTCCCATTAAGGGCTCGGCTGCTGGTTATCCCGAAGGACGTTCCAGCAATTCTCAGGGTTTACCCAGGACAAATACAATCAATCCTGCAGAGATGCTGTTGCAAGCACAAGACTAAACGGTTCAGAATTTCTATCAGAGAAGAAGATGCCATTAACAGATAGACACGTTTCGTTAGGGTTAGCCATACTACGAACACTTTCAACCTTGCCTACTGGCAGGTAAATGTTCCCGTTTATTCTAACGCCCTCGTATCTATAAGTCACAAATTCGCCATTTTCTCGCTCTTGATCAAGCCATTCAACCTCAAATACTTCCAGCAGATTATTGAGCCTGTTAACTCCGTCGCGATCCATTGGCATACCAGGTGTAGTTTCCATACCGCCAAGTATCCCAGTAAAATCTAGCGGGTCACCAAATAGTTCATTGCTTCTGACATAGTACACGTTGTTGTTTCTAGAAGTTCCTACGTCTAGATTCTTGACATCTCTAATGTTCTCGTCAGTCATTAAATGCCCGTATTTATTGATCACTTCGTGCTTGTTCATATAACGACGCACTACTGATCTGTACGAGTTTTTAAGATATATACTATTTGGGTTACGCTCAATAAACGTATGTATAGGATTGAGAACCTCAAAATCGAACGCCTTGCCGTTGGCTGTTTTATAAACTTTATAATAAGCTGTACCAGAGATAAACAGATCCTTGGATAAAATCTGCTTCTTGGTTTCAAAATCAATAGCGCGCGATTGCATAATATTCTTTACTATGTTTTGCGCTGCGATTTCGTACTCGCTTATAAAATCACGATCTATATCACTTGATATAGTCGCCAGTTCTTTCTCAATTAACGGATCAGTTGGTTGTTGAGGTTGCTGTCCTTGCTGTTGTTGCTGAAATATCTGAAGTATTGAGTTATTTATTTTGCTTTTTAGCGTTTTAAATATCCCAGCGTTTATGGCTAGTTGTTTGTCACGCATCATACACGACAGCGTCGTCTCATCTTTGCATGAAATCTTCGGCTTCGTAGGTATGCTTGTGTATTCGCCAACTAGCGCGTCTATGTGCTTTCTTACAAGCGGTATAAATTCAATCTGTGTAGGAGTTCCTAAGCCGTAGTTCTCTTCTAAATGTTTGAACTGCTCAGGGTCTCTTTTGCAATTATAATAATTATAAGCTTTAATTATTGAACGTTTAGAATAAACTAACTGACTAATCGCTGCATCAATCTGCTTGATTATCTCCTCCTTGTTCATAATTATATCGTTTTTCTATTCTGTACCCATCCCAGTATTCTATCTTATCGAACTGGCTAGTTCTAATCTGTTCTCTCACACACTCTAAAAATTTATCTACCTCTCCTTGATAAATAAAACTCCACGGGCGCTCCCGCCCTCTAAAATGCAAGCCTAGCTCATAAGTGCTGGTCTTTGGGTCATATTTTACAGATAGTTCTTTTTTAAAAACAACGCCGCGCTCTTCAACGAACATGCGTTTTATTTCATTTTCAATTTCATTTACATCCATCCTTCGCCTAATTCTTTTTTGATTATTTTCTGCCTTGTTGGTATTGAGCCGAAGTGTTTCTTGCCATCAGGTCCAGTATAATATCCTATATCGCGCCATTCTTGATCTAGACGTGCTACTGACTCAATAGGTGCAGCAAACAGCTCCTCATCAGCCAATAAACACATCACGTTGTTATCCCAGGGGCTTTTTATCCCTTGGTTCTTCATGTTTCCATGAAGGTCAGCGTACTTTTTCATTTTATAAAATAAAATGTTCCACACTCTTGGGGGTATTATTTCTCTCATAGCGATCAACCCCTACGCGTTACGGAGGTCAGTGATGATCTGACTTTCCTCGGTGTTAGCATAATAATTAAATTTATTTTTCTTGCGTGATAAAAAATAATTAGAATCATTATATAATAATTCTCCGAATTTTTTAACGCCATCTTTTGATGAAATAGTGAGCAAGTACATATCATCTCTTGTATAATAAGAAACGCCAGCCTTTATTTTGTTATCCTCACAGAACTTGGCAATTTCATTTAATATATTGCTTTTTTTAGAACATATTTGAAATGATTGTGTCAATCTATAATTTTTCTGTCTGTATTTAGGATTTGGCTTTCTTATTCCATAAGTAAAACTTCCGTCCCCGTCGAAATATCCACGGATAAAATGACGAACTAATTTTTCGTCAATTTTTGGAATACTCAACTCTTTATATGTTTTCGCTTCATAACATCCAAGATTTATTAGATCATGTACTAAAATTTTTGAGTTAATTGACAATCTTTTGCTTCCTTTATTTTTAACCGTTCTACCTCTTACTTCGGCTTTTGATTCATAAGCAGCATCATTTAATATTAATGCATCAGGACTAATAATTTTAAGCATTTTAAAAATTTCAGAATCTTTTTCATTTATATGAATGCTTAATCTATTCGCTCCTTGTCTTCCATCAACGCTTCCGTCTGCAAAGATAAAACCTAATAAGTAAGCTTGCAACTCTGTCTTGATTTCTTTGAAAAAATCATGTCTAATACTCTTTTTGGCTGTTATGCTTTTATAAAGCGGAGCCATATTTTCGATTATTTCTATTTCAGTCATACGATGTCTCGTTTATATTAAATAAATTCAATTATCTTAGCTTTCGCCGATTTTGCGGAATTTTAGCTCGGCATGTCTAGTCTACCGAGCGCTGCCACGATGTCAAACTTACGCTTATTTTCATACGTGTACTTCATAAGCTCGTTAATCACATCCACATACGCAATGCTTTGGTAGTAGTCGTTGATAAACTGCTCAATTAACTCTAGATAATGTCTCACCACCCCTTCCGTTGGTGGCGCTCCAATCATAGTAGTATTTGTGCGTAAGTTTGTGATCGTCGCTCTTGGTCGAGTCAAGAAGTGATGCAGTTTTTTCTTTTCGCGCGCATAAGTTATTATATTGGTTCTTGAATTTTCAAGTACACACTTTGCATTGTACCAATCCAGCAATCTAAACGCGTTATCATAAGCAACGCGTATATCTCTTGGTCTGTCTTTATATATTGCGACAATGCGAGGCTCTTGAACCCCACGCTGTCGTCTATAAATTACTATACAAAAATCTGATACGTCTAGCTGACCAGTTGAGTCGTTGGTTCCCATATCAATAGAGTCTATACCTGCGCAATATAGATTTTTTATGATATTGCCGTTATCATCCCGTTCTGGTTCTTCTAGCAGTAATATATCACCCTCGTGAGCGTTTGGCTTCCAGACTATTGCATTTTTACCTCCCTTGCCGTCGTCATTTCCACCCATTAAATACCCACGTTCTGGCTCTTTAACAATCTTATGTATAGTTATATTAGCTAGCTGTTCGGCGAGCAATATTTGGTTAAACTGGTTCTCGCCTTGTCTGACTAACGCTTCGTCAGGTGTGTAGCAATACTCTGAACAATACTCTAGATAAGCTTGCGGGTTATCTAGCTTGCTGTTGCGGTTTTTATCAAACCATTCGCGGGCTTTAGCACTATCAGTAACTCCGCGATCATCTAGATACGCGAAGTGCATACGATAAGCTGGAATAAAAAAGCCAGAATATATAAATTCACCAGTAGGGGTAAAATTATGTAAACATGGCAGACAGCCGAATATATCCGGGTTATTGAACATTTCAGCTAAGCCTTGAAGGGCAAGGCCACTATCACCCAATATGTTATCGCTGAGGCTTTTTATCCTCAACTTCTACAGATTATCCATTCTCTGTAGTTCGGCGTACATTTTCACCTGTTCTAGGTGTCGAACACTCTTGGCTAGATTATATTTGTTCACTAGCTACGCTCTACGGTGGCGCTTAGCCTATTCGCTATCTAAGCGCTTACCTCGGTATTAACATTCCAGTCTCTACCGATTTTGCTCGATTTTACTCTCGAAGATCCCTCTTCGAAGGAGCAGAATTCCCTGTACTTATTATATTTTCTTTCTAAATAAATCGTAGCGTCTTCATATAAATACCTCGCGACTTGTCTAGCAGCAACACAATGATAAACTATCATATATGCTTTGTTTGGGTGATCTTCTGAGTCTTTACTTTTTATACTGCCATTTACAGGCTTTATATAATCATTTAATCCTTTTAAAAACTCAGGCGTTCCAATTGCTCCAATTTGCTGCTTATATGTATTTTTATTTTTACTGTTAGTTAGCCATCCGTCGCCGTCTACGTATCCACGGATAAAATGGCGGACTAGATCTTCAGATTTAAAAATTGATAAATCTGGGAATTTTAGAGTAAGTGATTTATTAGGAGTACATCCTTTGCTATTTAAATCATTCCATATTTTAGAATTTCTAAATTGAATACAACAAGATTTAAAACGCTTGTCTTTCTCATTTCTAAATCCAGAACCTTCGAATTCTCTAATATCTCCAGTAAAATTTAAAAATTTCGCGAATTTTTCTAGATGGTCTTTATCTTTAATTGCAAGATTTATTCTGAATCTTTTTTCATTTTGATAAATACAACCATCTGCGAATAAGAATCCAAGCCAGTAAGCTTTTTCTTCTGTATCTATATTTTCGAATACATTCTCATTGAGTCTGCAGAGATTCTGAACATTAACAACTTCAACACCCTGCTTTTTTACATATTCCGAAATCGTCTGACGACGTACTCCGTATTTCTTGCCTAATTGAGTTAGACTCACTGAGTAGTTGCTGTCTATATATTCTTTGACAGCCGCTTTGATTAATTCTTCTTTTGTCATATTTACATTTATTAATTATAATGCAAATATAATAAAAAAATTTAATATAACAAACAGGAGGGGATACCTTTACCCGTTCCCCAGGCAAACCTTGTCCCTGTCTTACGACCCACTCTGACAACCAGAGCCTCTCCTTGAACCCATGAAGTTTTAAGTACCGGGTTTGATCCGCTCTCTTCATAGAATAATCTATGACAACGGTAACCGCGGACATTTCTAGGGTTATTTGCTACTAAACCTTTGATTTGAGACATTGGGCCGTGTTCTTCTCCGTCCTTTGTCTTCATACTGGCACGCTTCCACATGTCAGCCTCTGAATTTTTGACTTGGCGCAATTGCTTATACCCTCCTTGGGTATTTAAATTTAACCAGTTAAGCTGTGTAGAGATTTTTTCCCATAAGGGCTGTATTTGTTTGTCTGTAGCTGCAACTGCTAGCATTGTTTTATCTCTGAGGGTTGAATAAGGGCACACGCATAAGCTTGCGGCTAATTCTGACCAACCTCAATGTTGTTATCGCTAGGGCTTTTTATCCTTAGCTTCTTATGGTTTCCCATAAGTTCAGCGTACATTTTCAACTATTACTAGTTGTTCCGAACTCTTGGGCGATTTATTGCTTCCATGACGCTCATCGCCTACGCGTTACAATCCTCCTTGGTCTTAGGTAGGATCTCGGTATTTACATATGAATTTCTCACTTAGTATTCACCGATTTTTCGGAATTTATTGCCCAACTATTGCTAGTTGGCGGGGCAGGTTAGTTTACCCCACGAGGTTTCAACGCTACGCAGTCTTTACCCAGTTTTTCGCACATCTCTACATAATGGAACCATTCATAGTGAACATTAGTAAATGTTGGGAAATTTTCTACAAGAGTTTTAGGATCAATAAGCCTATAAAAATTAATAAAGAAGTAATTATCTCCAGTAATTCTATAGCCGCCAATTTCATACCCCTCTGTGTTTCGCTTATCGCGTTCCTTCCAAAAATCCGCGTAAGCTTTTGAACCTTCAGAGTACTCGCAGTATTTCTTTGTCTTATTATATCTTGTAGCGTCTTCTATAAATGGCTCTAGTATAAAATCCAGGCCATGAGATTCATCTATGGGCCTGTACTTGGTAATATAGTAAGATTTTGTTCTATCAAAGAACTCTATCTTGTCATTCGGTCCATAATCCCAGGTTATTCCATCTATTACTTCCATTATTTCATCATGTCTCTACGTCCTGGGGTTGCGTCACCTCTTGAGCCATTATTAACAGATTCCTGGCCTTTCTTATACATGGTTTCTAGGTCTTTCAAACCAGTAATAACATCGCCTAGGTTTTTAATTTCTGCTATCACATCCTTGGCTTTATATATTGGCGCGCCAGTCTGTAGGTTTTTCTCCGAAAAATCTACTTCTTCTGTTAAGTAATACTCCAACTTATCAATCACACCGCGTGCGGCTTTGATCATTCTGAGTATTCTGTCAGAGTCTAGAATCTCTTGGTACTTTCTACAAGCAGCCCTAAATACTTCATCGTCGTACTCTTCCTTTGTAAGACGTGCGTCATCAAGCGCTGTAGTATGCGCCTCAAGTTCTGTAAACTGTGCGTATGGGCTTTTAGGGTCCATTTTAAGCCATATATATGTTAGCTCTTTTCTTGCTCTTAGCTTCAGCTTCCCCGTTTTATCTTCCTTGCATTTGTTTCTCTCAAGATCAAGCAAGGCATTGAATTCCTTGATCAAAAAGATCTGCGGCTCGTTAATATCCAGCGAGCCGTCTCCCGAATTATAAACAAAAAAATCCATAAAATAAAAAAGGGAAGTATTACAAAATACCTCCCCTTGAATTATACTTTTACTAAATCCTTAGTAGAAAAAATTGCTTCTTGTATTTGCTTCTCTGTGGTGAACCAGATGCACTTGATACCTTTGAAGGCATTCTTGCTGCTTACCACTTCCTGTACTAGCATCGTTGGAGCATTAGGAAGGTCATGCTTCAGTGTTACTATGTTGCCAGGAATGAAGTATACTTTTTCATCATTCATTTCCATCTTTCTTTTAATATTTCTGAGTTATTAATAACGGCAAGCGCTGATACTTCGTCTATCAAGTAAAAGCCCTTATCCATAAAGGGGAGAGGCTTCGATCTCTCTTTAAAATATATAACCTCATCCCCAGATTTAATATTCTTCACATCTGGACCAACTTCTAATACCTGAGCACATCCGATAATTTCTCGTACTTCTTCTCTCTCTCCAGTTTCAGGGTTTACATAAGATCCGCCATCAGTTAACAGTCCCGCGTTATTAATATGCGAGATATATGGGTTTCTCTCATAAGGCAGTACCATGATCTTAAAGCCCAGTGGCATGATCTCCTTGCCTTCCCACATTTCCTTCTTGATTTGCTCTTCTTTAAGTAGCTCCTCAAAGTTATTAACTGTTGCCTCTTCAGGCGTGTAATTATCAATATTTTCGGATCCTATAAAAAATTTACCCGTTTGCTCTTCTCTTATTGCCATTTTACCATTTATTTATTATACAGTGATTATCTTCTAATGTTGTCTTTGCTGCTAATCTGCAGCCACAACCCCTAACATATCCACTGCGTGAATACGTTGAAATTTCCTCTGTCTCAGGATTAATCCATAAGTTATTGTTGCAAATTAATCCAAGAGAAGTTTGTATTCCAAGGGGACACGCTTCGCATATTGCTAGCCTCTTCTCGGCCAGCTCTTCATTAACATTCAAGAGTTCATTAATATGACCCTTGACAATATCCTTGACGTTTATCATTTTCAATATTTAATAGGCTGACGTTCTCTGTCCCGTTTATCTTTAACTAACTGTTTGCGATAATATTTCAGCATATCCTTGACTTCTTTCTCCAGATATTTAACTTCGTGGGTGGTTTCGTTCCCATCGTGATCTATATGATAGATTACGAGTCTTTTAATCGTAAACTCTGGCCTTATAGTCTTTAAAAGATACGCATAAGTAGATAGCTGCAGTGCGTAGTGGTTCATGTTACAATCATCGAGATGATTAAGCGGTGGTAGCATTTTTTGGGTCTTCTTAGTAGCTGGATCGTAGCCAGACTTAAACTTAAGTTCTCTTCCGGTCTTCCAATCGCCTATGCTTATCTCATTGCCTTCTTTAACCAATATATCTATTTGTCCTGCTATCTTTAGAATATCATCGAATCTATGGGATATTAAAAACTCTGGGTAAATCGCCCTATCAACGTCTAGCTTCATGTAACCCGGCTCACATTTATACTCACCACTCAACTTTAAAAAATTATATCTCTCGTGTTTTGGGTTATCATAAAAGCCTAGCTCTTTCTCTAGATGGATTTTTGTCCCGCGTTCACACGCTTTGTTTTTATTTTCTTCCCATGTTTTAATATATGTATCTTTGACTTCTTGAAACTTCTCAGTATCAATGTCTAAAATTTCCAAAAGCTTGTTATCAAATTTTTTAGTAGATAACAGCCGTTTCTTAATATCAAACGGGAAATCGGGCCCGGACAAATCAACGAGGGCTTTATAACTGCTCCAGAAGTTTGCGTCAAACTCTGGCGTAAATTTATGTATCAACGTCGTGACACTTATGTATCTGTCGTCCGGGTTCGATTTCTCAAAGTAAACATGGGCCTGTTCATTAAAACACACGCCGTTGTTTTCTTTTGTTATTTCCATTTTTGCGTTATTTTCCATAACGCAAATATACTAAAAATTTTGCGAATTACCAAGAAGATCAGCGAGTAACGCTGAATATTTTGACAAAATCTGCTGAACTTCTGTAAAGTCAACAGGTGTAGAACGCTTAAATGTTACGTTCATAAATCCAACGGATAGCCCGTTGTTCTTAATATCACAAAACACACCCTTGTGTTTTTTACCGTAACGCATTTCTTTGACTAATTCCGGATATTTCTCCGAGAGCTCTTTATTTAAGCTCTTAATAATAATAAACTTTTTATCTTCTAGATCTAATAAAAATTGACCAAGCATTTCAATAGCGTACTTAGAGCCGATTACACTGTTGCGTCTGATATTATCATCGTCACGCTTAGCTATGACTCTAAAGTGTAAGAACGGTATACCTGTAAGGCTGTTAGAGCCGTTGCAGTAGTCGTGAATGCTCACGCAGTCTGCGCCCGTTTCTTTTTTGATCATCTCGATGTACTCACTACATAATCTGATCACGTGCTTGCGGTTAGTGCAGGCAATCTGATGCCTTGCTTTTTCTTCTTGTTCTTTGTTTTCTAGTAATTCTTTCAAAATGGATATAACGTGCTCGTTAGCCTCGTCTTTCTTAGACTCTGCAGTCTCAATTCTCTCGTCAGTCTTAGATATAAATTTTAGTAATGTTTTTATTAGTTCGTAGATACCCCATATTGCGACACCAATAACTACAGCACTAGATCCATATGTATCGACGAATTGCATAAAATTCGATAGATCCATTTCAAAATAATGTATAAGTTTTGGAGATACAAAGATATAATATTAATTTTGTAATTACAAAATTTTTGATAATAAATATATAAATATGAAGATTAAAGACCAATCCCTTGATTTCTCAGGTATAGAGAACCTTAGAGAAATGATAGAAAAATTCAAGAAAGGCGGCAAGATGGGTAAATGTCCAGACTGCGGCAAGACTAACTGTACATGTGAAAAAGGCGAGCATGGGATACATATAAAGAAATCCCACGAGGGTCTGTTCACTAAGAAAGCCAAAGCTGCGGGTATGGGTGTTCAAGAATACGCAAGCCATGTACGCGCTAACAAAGATAAATATCCAAGTAGCACCGTTAAACAGGCAACGTTTGCATCTAATGCAGCCAAGTGGAAGCATTAAAAAGGGAGGTCCTAATTTAGGCCTCCCTTTTCTGTTTTGTTAAATCTTCGATACGAGCTCTAAGTCTCGCGTTTTCTTCTAATAGATCACGGTTCTCTTTTAATACCTTAGTCATATACTCCTCGCAAGTGCGGAGTTCAGATCTCATTCTAATAAATAAATCAATTGCCATTATGTCGTTTTTTAAAGAATTTCTAAGTATTGTGCTGGATTCTTTTCATCATGACGCACAAGCTTCAGCCAAGCGCCTGACTGGTTTCGCTGGCTGGGGTACTTATTTGTTTTGCATGATTTTATCTCTACATAAAGAGATAAACATGCCAGACGGTTCGGTACCTATGCTAATGCTAGCCAGTAGTTTGCTTGGCTTAGATGTACTAGCTGATGCTTTAACGGGTAAAACACCAAAAGCCAAGTAATTATTTGCAAAGATAGAAAATTTTAGCTACATTTGCAAATTATAAATTTTTTATTATTAACATTAAATAGAAAAGTCTAAAATAATTAATTATGGGCACTAAACCAAGCGGTGGAAATTTAGACCCTAAGATTCAAAGTGTACAGGCTTTATCTGGTACTGCTGAATATTTAGCTGATCTTGTTAGAAATTATGTAGAAAGAACAAGAAAGAAAAACAGCGATGAAAAAGAAACGGCAAGCAGGATAAAGCCTATAACTTCAGAAGAAAGTTCATCGTTAAATTCTCCAATGTATATAACCGGTGACACTATTAAGTCTGGAAATACTTATTATCTTCCAGAATATATAGAAATGAGAGGTAGAACAGTTGGAGGTAGAAACAGAGGAGATTATGACACCATAAATACAGAAGGTGCTGTTATAACTCTTTTAAATGAACTTAGAGATTATGAAAATGCAGATAGAAACTTTGAAAATTACGTAGGGTATGATTCTTCTGGTAGGCTAAAAGTTGGTCGCTATGAAGATTTCGGAAAAGGAGATAAGATGTCCGGAACATTTATGAATAGGGTTAAGGGTGCTACTGGTAGCGTTAAAAGATCAGAAAAGAACGGAACCAGATTTCAACCTATAGTAAATGTTGAGGGTGAAAAAACCCACGGATCTTTAAATTTATTAACAGAAAAAGACGGTAGCACTAATACTTTTGGATCAGTTACTGGAGGAAGAATTTTAGTATATCCAAGAGGGGCTGAAAATGCACAACCTATTTTAGTTTCTGGATCAATTGACGATGTATCTAATAAAATTGAAGAAATAAAAAAGAAATACAAAGTTGATGCTTTGGATGTTTATACAATGGACAATGGTACATTTAATACTGGTCTTAGAACATTTAATAGAGAATTAAGAGATTATGATCTTAAAAAATATGACAACAGAAATAGCGGTGGCGGTAATTTTATTTATCTAAAAGATAATAATTCGGCTACTCCAACTAAACCTGTTGTATCAAAACCTGTAAAAAATAAAAAAATAAAAATAATAAAACATATTGATTAATTATGGGAAAAGAGCAATTTTCATTTTTAAATAATAGGCTCAGAGAGTTGATGAACTCCGATGATAAAAACCTAGAACAGCTGTTTCTTAAATCTTACAATGGTGAACTAGATTCAAAAGAAGCTGGCGATGCTATAGTAGATGCTCTTTATGGAGGAGATTATCCAGTAGGAGATTATAGCGATTATTTAGTAAATCATTTTGATAATGATAATAGTCCTTCTGGATATCAAAGAAATTGGCGCGATGCATTATATGATGCAATAGCAGTAAGAGCTGCTAGAAATATACCAAAGCCAAAAGGTGCAACTACTGTATCAATGCAATATAAAGGTGAGCCAGAACTTAGAGAGGCGCCATCTATAGAGGATGTATACGCTAAAATTGAAGCGCGTAACCCAGGATGGAGAAGGCCAGGGGCTGCGGCTAATTCTACAACTACTAAACCAACAACATCTGCAGCTGATTCTACAGTTGTTAAACCAGTAGTTTCTGCGACTGATTCTACTGCTGTTACTAAACCAATAGTAGGCAATGCTACAACTGCTAAAGCTAACCAACCAGTAGTAGCTACTAAACAACCAGCTGCTCAGCCAGTTGCTCAAAAACCAGCAGCTCAGCAATCAGCGGGCCCTAGCTTTAGTGATTGGATGC